CCATCGCATCTAAGTCAGAAGTTCTTGCACTACCAGCTGAACCAGCTATCCAAGTTTTGTATCTTCTATCTTCAGTTTCAGAAGCTCTATATCTAACGTGTAAGAATGGTCTCTTAGCATTTTTACCTAAAACTTGGTCATATACAGTAGTTGAACCTGCTGGTACCATTAATCCATTAATAGTTCCACCAACTAAACCACCTCTCATTGTTGGGTCATTTAAGTATTTCCAGTCAGACTTGTAGAAGTCATATCCTCTACGGAATCCTCTGAAACCTAAGTTTAACGCCATTTCCTCATCATTATCAAATAATCCGTATGAAGTACCGTTGGCACCATAAGAATTTTGAGAAGCTAACATATCGTCAATATCAAAACCAAAGTTTCTGTTTAAGAAAATAACATTTTCTTCAATAGAACCTTGCTTATCTAATCTTTCGATAATTTGGTCAAACTCAAGTAAGTCAACTGGATTACCTCCAGACCATACATTACCTCTTGTTCCAACAACGTGGAATACACCTTCAGTACCTTTGTTTCCTACTGGTGAAACTGCAGCTGCTGCTCCAGAACCTGCTACTGCTGGTACTGCTTCAATCATTGCTGTTTCTAAGTAGTCATCAAAACGTAATCTTGTGTCGTGTTCAGACTTTAAATACCATAAGTATCCGTTAGCTCCGTCTTCTCCAGATATTTCAATCCATCCAATTTGAGCCATATCAGAACCTGCGATTCTGTAAGTATCTTTTAGGATAATTGGTGAATTACTGAATATAGAGTCATCAGAGATTAAAGTATCTGCCATTGTATCTGTTCCTTTTCTGAATTCAGACCCATAAACAAATATAGACATTGTTGACGCATTTGCATAAGCAGCTTGAGTAGCTTCGTAATATGCAACTGTACATTGTCTGTTAGGATAATCTACAGCAGTTACAACTGCTTTGTTACTAAAAGCTGACGCTGCAGTCTCATCAGAAATCATAATTGTTTGACCAACTCTGATTGCAATCCCTCCTGCTGCACCTGTTGAAGGCTGAGTAGCTGGGTCGATTTGTGCTAATGGTACTGTTAATACTTGCGTAGTTTCGTTACCTACATAAGAACCTAGAGTAACTCCAGTATACTTAGTATGTAATCTTCCTTGTTCCGCCCACTTTACCATATCTGAGTTAGACGGCATTTCAGCACCTACCATTCTTAAGAATGATGATACTGTTCTGTTTCCGTAACGTTCGAATTCTTTTTCATACGTATCTGGTAGATATGTACTTAAAAAATCAAAGTTACTAATGTAGTTAGTTTGAGTAGTAATCTGCTGCGCACTAGGCTGCAACTGAAAATTTAACAAACCACCTGTTTCAATAGCTCCTGCCATAATTAATAGTTTTATGATTAGTCGTATGCGACCAATCTGGTTTTAAATTTATTTTATTTTCGGCTTTTAATCCTTAAACTCTTTCCAGAGTCTGGATTAATAGTCCTAATTTTCATTCCTCCTTTAGCAGTAGATACTTCTGGTGTGTTACGTAATCCCATTTTTATATTTTTGGTTTTACGTGCATCACCTTCAATAGCTTCTGATTTGCCTTGCTCATAAAAAAACTCAGCAAACTTGTCTGGATTCATCGCTAATGATAACGCTTTATGATACCCACTAACATTCTCCATCATTCCGTCTTTATCCATATACTTATTTACAAAGTTCATTATACTAGAATTAGACTTCTTTAATGTTTCTGCGTCACCTGGTTTATACGTTATATTATTCTCACCTATTTTAAATTCAAAACCTTTGAATTCGTTTGAAAATACTTCGTTAGATTTCTTGGCGAACCAATTTCTCTTTCTTTCTGTCAACTCACGTTGACTAGCAGCATCATTAACATACTGTTTGTACTCGGCTAATTGTTCTTTAACTTCATTAGACATATCAGCGGTTCTTGACTCAAGAGGCTGACTATACTTGTCTTTCTGTTCGTTAAAAAACTTATTTGCTTTTCTAACAATTTTTTTCTTTGCTAACTTTTTCTTTTTAATAGTAGATTCATCATCTAAATCTTCATCTATTAAGTAGTCTTCCATTAAAACCTCGACATCATCACTGTCTACAGCTTCTTCGGTAGCTAAAAAATATTCAGCTAGCAAACTATCTGGCTCCATATCATCAAAGTTTTGATTTAGTTTTACAAAATCTTCAACTCCTCGACCTGTTTCCTTTTTATATTTTAAATACGCTGCGACATCTTCTGGTAAATCTTCCTTCGTTTCTCGCTCAGTAACTAAATCATCAAATGAATTAATTTCTTTTCCGTATCTGTTTTTTAAATAACTTAATACTTCTTCTTCTTGCAGTTCAGCCTTTTCAACTGGTTTCTCTGCTTCTTGTGAAGATTCTGTTATTTTATTTTCTTCTGAAGACCCCTCTGTGTCTTCATTTAATTTTTCTTCGTGTTTTTCTAGTAGTTCGTTTTCTACTTCTACCGCTGATTTTTGGTCAGCAGTAACTTCTTTAATTTTTAATGCCATTTGATTTAATTTAATTTGTACAAAGTTAGTGATTTAATTATTGTTTATTTAACGTCTATCTTGGCTCAAACTCCGACAAATTAAAACCATCTAAACTATCTTCATTAGATTCAAATCGTTGAGGTGGTAAATTGTTTTGTCGTTGATTAATCAATCTAGACTGTTCGTTATTAGCTTGTGTTATTCTATCAGACTTTGCAGTTTCTCTTTGAGTCTCTCTTTGCTGTAAAGACTTTTCACTAATATCTCTAAGCTGTTGGTTGTACCCAAATTCTTTGTCCATTAATGTACCTTTAAGTTGTGCTTCAGCATTTAGTCTTTCAATTTCAAAAGCTACTTTAGCTTGTTCTAATTGCATTTTAGCTTGACTTTCAGCTTGGATTTTTTGCATAGCTGTTTGAGCCGCCAACTGTTGAGACTGCATTTGTATTTGACCCTGCTGCTGTTGTTTCTGCATTTCAAACTGCCTGTCTTGTTCTTCTTTTTTCAGCCTCTTCATTTTAAGAAGTTGATTAGCAAGTTTTAAATTATGTATTTCTCTTATGTCAATTGCATCCTCTAAGTTTATATCACCTTTAGATAATGCTAAACTAATGTTTTGCTCTAATTGTGCTTTTTCTTCTATGTCTGGTGTAACTTCTATAAAAATACCAAAGTCATAAATATAAAGGTCATTCATTTCTTTAATAACAGCAACATTATATTTACCAATTTGATTTGCAAACTCTTCTCTAAATTCAGCGTATTCCAATATATCACCCATACGAAGAGTTAACCCTTCAGCTAAAGTTCTATAAATATATAACGCTCCATCTAAAATATGTCTAGTAGCAGTATTTGAATTTAAAGCAGCCATTTTTTGTATACCTACCAATGCATTTGCATCTGGGGTATTACCATCTTTAGCTTCACTTAATCCTGTTACTTGTCTTATCATATTTAAATAGTTATTTAAATTAGTAATAAGCATTTGTGTTTTACTAGCTCCAGAGTTAGATGTTAATTGTGTAATTGGTACTTTACCTTGATTAAAATCTCCGTCTTGTGTGTAGCTTCTTCCAACTACACTACCAGTTTGAAAATATAATCGCAAGGCATCCTCTGGATTATATGCATTACCAGTACCTAAATCAACTTCGTTTAAACCATCAGCATCTATATAAACCCCATCTGGCACGACTCTTGATATAACTTGTTGTAATTTTAAATGTGTTAACTGAATTAAATCAGCAAATGGTAGCATTCTTCTTGTTAAAGACTCTATCACTCCTTTATACATTCTTGGAGCAGTTGCAACATAATTAGGCAATGCATTCTGTGTAGCTGACTTAGGTCTTACCATATTTTCAGCTAACTCCCATTTTAAAACAATATTAGTTCCCATAACCATAATACCGTTATACCAAACATCTATAGTTTTTTCAACTTTTTCAAATTTTCCATCCTCCATCATTTCTTCTGGTGGATTAAATTGGTCGTCTTTTTCTATAATTTTAGAACCTCCATTTTCATTATACTTCTTTTTATAAACATATTTTTTAGTAGTTTTATAATTAAAGTATAATAGTGTACAGGTGTCTTTATAAAACAAACTATTACTATAATACTGAGCAACATTAAAATAATCATACCACTGTTGACTCATTGTACTTATTTCTTCTAAATCTTCTTTTGTTAAAGATTGGTCAATTTTCATTAATTCTGTTATTGCAAGAGTTTTAATTTCTCCCCAATAAAAACAATCTTTAAAATGTGGGTCTTCAGTATAACTATAAATTAAATTAGCTGGGTCTATATATGAAACCTTAACTCCATTCCCTGGTTCAAATTCGTGTTTAGCCGCTCCAATACCTAATACGGTTAAATCATAATCAATTCTTTTTCTAATATCTTCATAATGATTTAAAGCAAATAAAGTATCTATTCCTTCTTCTTGAGCTATTTCAATAGCTGGCTTATAATTAAGCTGCATATACAATGCTAGCTCTTCATTTGAATTAGGTAAATCTTCTGGACTCATTGTAAAAGGATTAACTCCAAAGTTATCTTGAACTGCTTTGAGCATATCTTTAGAAACCATTTGAGCTTCAATCATATCTTGAAATTGCGTTCGTCTGCTTTGAGACATAGCATCTTGAGCATATGCATTTACTTTAAAAAGCCTGTCTGACATTCCATTAACAACTAAGTCAATAAACTTTGGAATAACAGGAACAATCGCCCAATCTAAATTTAAATACGATAAATCTCCGTCTACCGCTAATTCGTTTTTATATTTGGCTATTGACTGCTCCCCTCGAGCATACAATCTTAATCTGTTAAAGTCTTGCCATTGACTATAATATCTACAACTGTTTGAATCTTTTCTAAACCATTCGTATTGTATAGCTTGACCTATCATCAAACCATACTCTTCTGTAGCCATTTCTGCTTCAGAAGCAAACTGATTAGGAAACCCAACATTAGATATATTTATTTTAGTTTCTATCATTTATTTTAGTAATTCGCTCAAAGTTCCTTTATTAGCATATCTTGCAAAGTTAATGCTTATTTTTGATTGTTTTTTAGTAGGCGTGTATAGGTGTTTTTGATTAGCCATAACAGCTAATCCAGAGCTAATTGAAGCATCATACTTAGTCCTATTGTTTATCTCAAATTTCGCCCAATCTTCCAAAGTTCTCATAAATGGCATTGTACCCATTTCATCTGCATCTCTAAACGTACCAGTAGAATCAATACCTACATATTTTTCAATATATGATTCAATTGCTGCTGCGTGAGATTGTTTTACATCTTCTGATGAATTAGGAATTCCTCCTAATTCTCTTTCTGTTTTCGAAAGTTTGTTATATGTTTTGTCTGGTCTGTTCATACTAAAACCTCTATACCCTCTGTTTTTAAAATGATATAAAAGCCTCGGTTTATTATTTTCACACAGTAAAGGCATTCCATAAAATACACACGCCATTAATACGTCTTCAAAAAATATCTCTGCAGTTTGTGGTCTAGCAACATATTCTAAAAAAAACTCATTACTAGGAGCGTTATCCATATTAAATTTAGTCATTCCGTGCAAAGCACCGTTAGAACCTTTACCGCCAACTGTTCCAGAAATATCATAAGAGTCACATCCAAAAGACCCCAAGTGTTCATTACCAGGATATTTAGTTCCATTACGCTCTGTATATCTGTTTTGCATATTAAACTCTGGAGTCCAGCTAACTAAAAATCTACCATTTTTATTTGGAGAAAATATTACTCTAGAATCTTTTATACCATTATCCCATTGAAAAGAACCACGAGTAGTATGCTGCTCTAATATTAATGAATCGTTATAATCTATCTGTTGATATATTTTGGTTAAATTAAATAATGATTGATTACTTTCATCTCTAAATGCGTGTGATTCAGTACGTGGAAATTGTCTGTAAAACTCATTTAAAGCATTAGCATCTGATTTTAATGAATCAACTTCATTTTGCCAGTAGTCAATTGCACCTACATTAATAGGCTCATTATCAATACCTAATACAGGTTTTTTTGGAGTATCTAATACAGGCATACCATACCTATCTATAAAACCTTCCATATTCCATTCCATAGGTATAAACAAATTGTATAGACCGCTTTTTGTTTGACCGTTAGCATTTCTTTTGTTAATATCTGAATCTTCAAATAATTTTTTAAAACTACTACCCCCTTTGTTTAAAGCATTAGAAGTAGAACCCATCATACATTTACCAATAATTTTTCTACCTAATCTTAAACAAGTTTTAGTAACTCGCCAATTGTTTAATATATCATTAGGTCTTATCCACTTTCCACTTTCATCGTGAACAAGTAATAATAGTTTTTCACCATCATAGCTGTTGTCATCAGTATTTTTCCAGTCAATAGTAGTGTCTAAACCATCCATTTCAAACTCATCTTTTAGATGCATATTTTTTTTAGTTATTTTAGAGGCTGGAACTCTAAAGGCTAATTCTGTTTTTGGTTTATCCATACCATCTTGTATGGGTTTAAAAAAGAAAGGATAATTATTTGTTATTGGAACTACTTTATCTGTAAACATTTTTTTTGCATCTGCACCAGTTTTAGATAATATTCCTATTCTAGCATCTTTAGATATAGTACCTATATTAGCACATTCCTCTGACCCCATAAAAGAAAATCCAGAACGTCTTATTTTTAAATAACAAATACCGAAACTTCTAGGGTCAGCTTTACACGCTTCCCAATAAATATAAAACAATCTATTGGCTTCTCTAAAATCTGGGAAACCTACATCTATTTTTGTCCATTGTAAATACATATAATGAGAACCAGTAATATATGTTGGCTCACCATTATTTAAAAACCAATGCCCTTCTTCTCTTCTTTCAAACTCTCTTTCAATATAATCTACCCATAGATTTTTAAACGTAGCAGGCATTTCATTCCACTGAAATATTGTTTGAATTTTTGATAACGTTTTTGGATATTCTTGGCGAACCCAGTATTGTGAAGTTTTGTTTTTTAGTCGTGTACGACTAAATACAGGAGATAATGGTAATGCTATATCTAATCCATTAATAGATATAATATCACCTATCTGTCCAGTTTTAGATATGATTATTATATTATAAGTAGAATTATAACCATACTTCCATTTTCTTGTTTTATTTTGTTTTGTTAAAACATTTTTTGGAATTATGCCTTCTAATTTTTCATATAATTTATTTGGAGTTTCTTTCTGCAAATCCTTGTTTTGTATCAGTTTTTAAAAATCCTTTTTCGGCTAATTCAATATTTTCTTTTTCCGCTTGTATTCTGTTTAATATTTCAAACGCATCCATAATACATAATTTTTTTGTTGCTGCTGCATTTTTCAATCTGTCAGCTGACAAGTCATCTTCTGGGTCGTGTTTTATAATAGCTTCTTTTGCAACTTTAATCAATTGCTCCACCGCTCTGTATCCAGCTTTTATAATCTCTAACTTTATGTTTTTTGAATCCATCTTTTTTTCGATTATACTTAATTTTAGGTTTTAACTCTCCTTCTTTAATAGAAGGTTTAAATTTTTTTCTTTTTTTCATTACAAAACTGCCGTAATACTTTGTGTGTAAATACGATAAAGTTTTTCTCCATCTACATTAAACTCATATTCTGTATCTGGTTTATATGTAACTTTGTCTCCAACTTTTACACCATAGCTTTTTAATTCATCACTAATATATTTTATATGACCTACCAGTGGTTCAAACTCAGTATTTTTATAAATAATTGAGTCTTGTTTTTTTAAAGGTTTTACAAAACAAAATCTATCGTGCGAATACCATTTGTCTTTTTGTTTGTATAAAAAAAACTGGTCAGAGTCTACAAAAAACAAATTGTCTTTTAAAAAACTTTTACCACTTTTTTGTCTTCCTTTCATATCATAATAATATTTAAATACATTATGATGAACTAATAAAGTGTCTCCTTTTTTTATGTTACCAACATAACCTAAAGGAACATTAATAACAACAGCCTCACGATTAGAAAACTTATGGTCTTCTTGAGAAGTGCTTGTTATAAACTCTAACCCTTCAATATTAGTGGTATTATTATAACGCTTATTATTAGCAGGCTTTACAATAAAATCAAAAAGAGATTGCATTAAAAATTGATATTATATTCAATAGATATAGGCATTGTAGAAGAAAAAGACTTCCACAATACTATTTTGTCTTCTTGAATAATGTAAATTTGAAAGTTAGATAATTGTTTACTATATCTAATTAAATGAATTTTATAGTGACCACCTAAAATTTCTTGTCCAACTAAATAGTGCATAGCACCAGACTTATAATCTGGACCTACAGAAATTTTACGAATATCCATTTAACTCTGTGTTATAACTCGATATAAAATATTTACAATTGCAGTTCCATTACCTTGAGTTGGGTTTTGAGTAAGAGCCTTGATAGTTAATGCGGCATTAGCACTTAACTTTACATTTTCAATTAATGTAGAATTGTATGCAACATTAACAGCAGAATTATATACACTACCTGCCCAAGAGCCAGCATCGTCTGTTCCTGTTTCTAAAACTATTTCTCCTGCACCAGATACAAAATCATATGCTTGTGTGCCATACGTAAAAAATACAGTAGCACGAATAATTTGAATATATGTATTCGCTCCTTGAGCAGCGATTAAAGTAACTGGAGAGGAAAATAGATTTAAAAGCTGTGTAGTAGATAAAGTGACTTTAGTAGACTGTAGCGATGTGCTAGCAAAAAAACTTGATATACTATTTAAAGTTGCGGTTTTTGTTGCTAAAGCATCTGTTTTATCCGTTAATATTAAATAGTCCTCTCCATCTGGTACGATGTTAGGATAACTATTAGTGTCACTTATTCTTGCCATATTATGCTTTTTTTAAGTCTGCTGGAGCCTCTGGAGTAACAACCCCAGTTTGCAAATTAATTTGCGCGTTCTCTCCGTATATTTTAATTAACTCTACTTCTTTACTTTTAAACTGAGTTTGAAGAGAATCAATTTGAGCCATAGTGTTTTTTTGTTCTATGATTGTGTCTCCTAATCTAACTTTTAAGGCGTACATCTTTTGTTGTAACCCTTGAATTTCTCCTAACTCTTCAGTTGTAAGTTTTTGTTGTTTTGCTTTTTTTGCCATTTGATTTAATTTAATTATTATTATTATTTTTTACAAAGATAAGTAAAATATTTTTTAACCACCTGTATCGTTTGCTTTCTCCAAATCGGAACTTAAAACCGTATTATATTTGTTACTTACATTAGATAGTACCCCATTCATTTTTTCACCCCAAGCTACAGCAGTAGAACCATACGTTATGTCCATACGAACTCGATAAGCAGAATTAGTAGCATTTGTTGAAAGCCATTGATTTAAACCTAGATAATTATCCTGTGAAGGTTGTTCTTCTTCTTCAACATCATAATAAATATTTCTTCCACATACATTTAAATAACCATTAGTGTTCATAGCTGAAATTGCAGTAGCATTTAATGTAAACGAATTAGTAGATTGATTGCCAGATACCCACGAAGAATAACCTGGAGAACCATATTGATTTGAAGAATAAGATGTACCTCCAACATTATCAATATCTGTAGTTTCTATAGTTTCAGTACCATCACCCCCAAAAGCTGTAGAGTTATAAAGACCTATACTCCCATCATTAACAGCAGCTCTTCCTGCTATTTTTATTGTAGCGGCAGATATTGTGTTTGAGCCAGTAATACTACTTACATCAAAAAAACAAAACCAACGATATAACCTATATGTAGTACCTCCCCTACCAGTAAGAGCGCCTGCTCTAACAGCAAAAGTATTTTGTTCACCAGTAGCAATACTATCAGCATCACTTGTAGATAATAAATCATCCCAATCATCAGAGCCTAATCCTGCCTCTAAAGTAGCTCTTCTATTGTCTGCAGCATAAATAGTAGTAGTAGGCATATATTAATATTGTTTTTTAGGTAAATAATACACACTAGATTTAAAGTAATGATTACTTGGAGGTCGCACAGGAATATATTCATATGTAACATCTTCTATACCATAAATATTTTTTTCATCTCTGCAACTATTCCACCAAGATAATTTGGTTCCTTTTTTGGTTAAATCTACAACTTTTTCTCCAAATACTTTAAAGTCTTCATCACCATACGTATCATAAAATATCCCATCATATTCAGATAAGTCTTTTAATGCATTAAGCCAAGTACCTAAAATTAACCTTACATTCGGTTTGTCTTCCGCCCATATTCTTGCTTTATTGTAAACCTGTGGATGTGATTCAATAATAGTGTGAGAATTAATATTTTGCTCTTGTATATAGTCCGCAGAAATACCCATACCAAATCCTATTTCTAAAATATCTCCTCCATTTTCACAAACATATTCAGCAGATTTTTTCATTAGCTCATCCTCCCAGTCCATCATAACCTGTCTTTCTTCGCCATTTTTTTCGATGTAATAAATTTTACTATCAGTAAAAATTAGTTCTTGTTGGTTATAGCTCATTATTAAAAATTAAGCGAGTTCTATAAATGTATTATCTGGACAGAAATAAATAGTTTTGGAGTTAGAAGTTGTAATATACCCTACAATACGAACAATATCACCACTACCTGTAGGTATATCTGCAGTAAAACTATTATTAGTAGTTTGAGTATTTACGTAAAGTTTAGCACCTGCTGTTCCGTCTATAGATGAATAATCTGAATCTCTAATAAATCCTCTCAGTAACATTCCATCATCTGAATTTGTACCCAATGCGACTGCTAATAATCCAGAAGAGCCAGCTGCTGAATCGGCATCAGCATATGCCCATCCTCCAGTACTTTGCAATTGATATAAACGTCCTTGGTTTGTAGATGTTGAATTTCCAAAATAAGCAACCTCCCCACTATATGTTCCATCAGTACCTAAAGTAGCGTCATATACTAAACCTGTACCGCCACTTGTACCAGAAGTAAAAGTTATGTCTTTATCAGAAGTTATAGTGTCTAAAGCTGAAGTTCCAGAAATAGTTAATGAAGCTCCAGTTATTCCATTTGTAACTCCAAGTTTTGGAGCAACTAATTCTGATGGTGAACCAGCTACATAATACATATCCGTAGAATATGTTAGTGCATTACTATTTCCATTAAGACCTACTGCAAGAAATGCTTTTGAACCAGTGGCGTCATAATTAGAACTAATATTAGTCAGCGGCATCTTACCATTAAAGGTGTTCCAGTCTGTAGATGTTAAAGCACCTGTTGTATTAGTATCTGCTGTATCAATACTTATAGTTACTCCACCAGAAGATGCACTTCCATTAATAGGAGAAGTCGAACTTACACTTGTTATAGTACCTGTGTTAGATGTTTTACTATTAAATGTCGACCAATCTGCTGAAGATAAAGCACCTCTATTGGCTGCTGAAGCAGTAGGAACATTTAAAGTAATAACAGCCGCTCCAGAACCACCACTAACTGTACTTGATAAATCTGTTCCAGTAGTTCCTAATGTTAAAGCCGCTACACTTGTAACTGTACCATCACCTGTTCCAGCACCTATATCACTTAGAACTTGTGACTTAGTCCTTGCTTTTACAGGACCATTGTAATCGCTAGTACCATTCATAACTAAGAAGTGATAACTAGTACTATTATTATTTACAGTTGTTAAGTTGGTAATATTATTAGTACCCATATCTATGTCACTAGCCATAGCTCCAGTCAATGTTAAATCGGTACCAATAGTTAAGTCACCAGTTAAACTAACATCTGTACCGTCATCAGTAATAGTACTATCTGCAAGAGTAGTAGTTCCACTCCATTTAGCAATCTTAGTAGATGTTCCAGCGCCTCCTAAAGTAGAAGTGTTGTCAATTTTTTGCCAAGCATCTGTTCCAGCACCGTCAGATACATATACCGCCCAATCACCTACTACCCAATCTGTTATCCCACTTAAACTTGTACTACCAGCAACGGACACAATATAAAAAACTCCATTAGCTGGAGTAGTACCAGATAAAGATGGTGAGTCAGTACTAGCATTCCAATTCCCTTCAAATGAAAGTCCAGATGGAATATTTCCTACTGCTGTATCCACATAAGCTGTTGTTGCTACTTTAGTAGAGTTATTTCCTTGTGATTGTGTTGCTGCTGTTGTTGATGTGTTTATCGTACCATTTAAATCTCCAGAAACATCACCAGTTAAATTTCCAGTTACATTACCAGTAACATTTCCAGTAACATCTCCAGTTACATCTCCTGTTACATTACCAGTAACATTTCCAGTTAAGTTTCCTGTAATTGTCCCATTAGCTGATATATTTCCAGTAGAACTAATTGTAACTCCAGTAGAGCCAAAACCACCACCTACATCTAGACTTACTAATGATGATTTACCTAATACAGTAAGATTTGTTCCAACACTTGCTGAAGTTGTTGTAGTTATACTTCCATTATTTGTAATTGTTCCTACTGAAATTGCATTTGTAGTTGTAGAACCAGCAGTAGTTACTTGAGCTAAAGTAGGTGTTGATGAAGCCGCTGGAGCATTAAAAGTTAATTGTGTTGGACTGTTTCGTGTAATAGTCAAACCACCAGTTCCAGTAAATGTTATATCATCATTACTACCACTCGAAGGGTCTAATCTTAAACCAGTTCCACTAGGTAATGTGGTTAAGTCATATGTTGTATCGTCTCCAGCAGGAATTTCAGACACTGCAGTATCTACATAAGCAGTAGTTGCAATTTTAGTTGAATTATCATCTTGTGATTGAGTAGTACCAGTCACAGTTGAAGCGATAGTTCCTTTTAATTGACCACTTACACTTGTAGCATAAATATTTACTATTGGATTAGATACAGAACCTATAAAACTAGTAGCAGAAGTAGTTGATAAACTTGCAATAACAATATTTCCTGTCATTGTTCCCCCACCTAATTGTAAATATCTACCGTCTAAATCTACCGTTGGATTATTTTGATTTGCTACTGTTGCAGTTAAAACACCACTACCAGTATTAAAAGATAATCCAGTTAAAAAATCATTTGAATTGGTAGTTTTATCTGTCCAGCTTAAAGAATTATTTTCTCCGTTGGAAGTAAGTACTTGACCAGAGTTACCGTGTGAACCTCCGACAATAACATCACCAGAAGATAAAATTAATGCGGTGTCTCCTACACCTTGAAAAGTTGCTGCTCCTACTACGTCTAATGTATTACCTTCAATCTCCCCACTACCTACTACGTTACTAAGGAATTTAATCGCCATTGTTTAATTTTTCTATAAAGGTAATATTTTTTTACTTAGTAACAAGTACTCTAATAGTATCAGCAGCTACAGTAGACGATGCTGTAAAGGTAATTACAGTAGAGCTAGTTCTAGCAAAATCAATATAAACAGCTTGACCAGTTGCTTCTAACCACGTTTGAACCATTACATTTGTTCCTAAAGCGTGAGTTACTGTCCAAGTAGAAGCGTTAGTACTAGGGAATGTATCAGTGAAACTATTAGAAGAAACTACACTATCAGCAATTGCAGAATAAGCTACTTTTTTATTAGTCGTTGCTGATGCATCATAAACTAAGAACTCATCAGCATCTGCTACACTAGAACCTAAATCAGTTTGTCCAGTAATGTTTAAACCAACTACCGCATCTTGTCCTTCACCAGCTGCTCCACTAACTGCAATACCTAATCTATTGTTAGTAGAACTTGCAGCTACAGATTCAGTATAATTACCAGTTGTTTTTGTTCCTAAAGCTATACTGTCATCTTTTATTTGAACCCAACCATTAACTGAAACATCAAAGAAAGCTGAATCAAATCCAGAAACTCCTTTTTCTGTTCCAGCATCAGTTGAACCGCTTCCTGCAATGTTTGCATCTTGACGTACTACAGTATAATTAGAAATATTTGGAGAAGAACCTGCTGTAATATCATTATTAGCAAATATTAAATCACCAACTTCAAGTACTCCCAATACTGCATTAGTACCATCTACTGATACAACAAAGTAATCTCCAGTTGTAAGAGCAACGTTACTACCTCCAGATAATGCTGGATTGTTATTAGTTGCATCGTATGCTCCTTGAAAAACTCCAACTCCAGCTACTAAAGCTTGTACTTGACCTAAGTTAGTAGCTTCATCAGTGTTAGTAGCAGTCTTAAGTCCAGTAATTTTATTAGTACCCATTGCTGAATCTGCACCAGCAGTAAACCCACCAGTTAAAGTAGCAGCTCCAGAAACACTAAATAATCCTGTAACACTAACTCCTTCACTTGCAGTAGTATCTAATTTTAATAAGTTTGCTGAGCCAGAAGAAGAGAAAGTTAAAGCTGAAGATTCATCATCTTTTATAGTAAATGTTGTTGTTGCTGCAGATGTAGTTATGTCCCCACCTTGTATTGTTATATCACCAGATAAAGTAATACTATCATCTAGGTTTACTGTTAATGTGTCTGTAGCGCTTGCTGTAGTACTAATGTTTGTACCACCTGCAATAGTTGCGGTATTAGTACTTGATATTGTTTGTGAAGTACCACCGTCACCTGCTAATGTCCAAGAATCATAATTATCAAAAGCATCCATTGTTATAGTCTCTACATTTATTGCTGTAACGTGACCAGTTCCGTTTGTAGTTATAGAGTCTACTTTAGTAAATGATGCTCCAGAACCCACTGTGTCTGTAGACGTAGTGTCAGTTCTTGATGTTGTATCGTGATTAAAAGTTGTTGTTCTAGTAGATGTTGCAGTAGTAATGTAAGTTCCTCCAGTAAATGTTGCTGTTTGTCCGTCAGATACCGTATTAGTACCAGATACACCATCACTTGCAATTGTCCAAGATGTATATGAACCAGAAGGAGTAGCAAATGTACCATCACCTCTTAAGAACTTAACTTGGTCTCCAGCAACTGGTGCAGGAACAGCTCCAGCACTACCACCAGAACCAGCTGATGCTGCGCCCATATTTGAAATAGAAATTGTGGGAGTTGTTGAAGAACCATCTGATACTATTGGAGCGGTACCGCTTACTCCTGTAACTGTTCCTCCAGAATCAGTAGTATATATTGGAACTTCCCATTTGTTATCTTTAGATAAAAATCTTGTTGCATTTGTAGCAGTATTACCATCAGCCGCTGATAAATCTATAGTACCCATCGTTACATCACCTGTTGCACTTGAGTTTTCTGTTCCAGCCGAAACATAAGTTCCATTAGAATTTGTAAATGTATTTACTCCATCTGTACTATCTAGACTTACATATGTTGCAGTATTTGTACCACTATTTACTTCAACACAGACTTTTAATGTACCAGGTGTTGTTGAGTTATTGTAATATAGTCGACCAACAAATGAATTTGCAAATGAAGGGTCAGATGATAAGTTTTCAACTACAAAGTTTGTTAATTGATTATCGTTTAATGTTAAACTCCCTTGTATGTCTACATTACTTAAAAATTTTATTGCCATTGTTTTTTTCTTTATTAATTAATTACAAGTCACTCTTCCTGCGACTGGTAGTACAAATGTTATTACTACTTGTGTCAAACTAACATAGTCAATCTGACCGTATATTTCTGTACCTGCTGTATCTAAAACTGAAACTGCAGGATATTTATTTAAATTATGATTTACTGTCCACGTTTGTGATAAGGAAACGGTTTCTGTAAAGTTTTTATCACCAGACGCAGCCGCAGTATCATATTGCAGCAAAGATATAAAATAATCTTGATTTGCTTTTAAGGTACCATTACCGTTAATATATGTAACTCCAATGTCACTAAAGTTAGCATCTCCAGCATTTAATGCCGCAGAGTTCCAGGAATATATCCCAAATTGTGAAACATTAGCTGCTTCAGAAATCATTACTTGTGAACCTATTAATGGATTTGTATAAAATGACTGAACATCAACTAAAGCTTTACTAAACTTACTTAACATAAAAGTACTTAGTGAACTAAAATTAACTGAATTACCAATATTACTAGTAGCAAAAGAAATAGTTCCGTTTTCTCTAACATCCCCAGTCACCCAGTTTTGAAACTTATACCTTAAAGAATCTGATTCTATTTTAGATTTACTATTAAGATAAATAGCTACATCTTTCGCAGTAAAGTTTTTAGTTTGATTTAAACTTTTTGAATCTGTTCCAATCCACTTATCTGCGTCTACTACAGGTGATGTAATAGGATATGTACTTATCTTAGCCATTGATTTTTATTTTATTCTTTTACCCTTCTCATATGAGCGTCCACCAAAATATGCTGCTACTGTTGTCATTAACAACATTTTTAGTAAATCTTTCCACTCATTATCTACTGCAAAGATAATAAAACCAGAATCAATAAAAATTAATATAATTGTAGACACTATTAAGAAAATTAAAACTAAAGGGCGTACTGATTTTGAAAGCTTGTTATCACTAGTCATATCAGCTTTCCATCTTTCTGTAATATTTTTTTCTATTTCAGCTTCAGCATCAATTAGTATATTAGTCATTTGTTTTTTAAACAACGACCGTTCGTCTGGAGTTTGTACAAATTTATCAACTAAATTACCTACATTACCAATTACATCATTAGCTGCTCCTCCAAAAATTTTTTTCCAAATACCCATAGTTATATATTTTTATATTCATCTAAAGCATCATAACTTGGACAAGCTTTTTTTGATAAATCCCTGTGTCCTACTACTTTAGCTTTTGGATGAAACTTTTTTAATGTTTTTATTAATAAGAGTAAAGACTCTTTTTGCTTGTCAGTTCTTGTGTCTTCCCATTCTTCCATTTCTTTGTCCATTCCTCCTATGTAACAAATACCTATACTATCATAATTATGACCACTAACGTGAGCGCCATACTTATCTACCATTCTTCCATATTGCATAGAACCATCTAAAAGAACAACATAATGATAACCAATATCATCCCATCCATTTCCTTTAACGTGCCAATCTCTTATATCTTCTGCATTAAAATTTTTATTTCTAGGCGTTGCAGAACAGTGAATAACTATTTTTTTAATTTGTCTCATTATAATGTTTTTTTAATCCATCTAAATGTTTTCTTGTACCATCTATTATCTTTTTTGTTTTGTCTTGTTTTACAAACATCACAAATAGAATCAGTAACAGTCACTCTTACAGTATCAACTATTTCTCTTAATATAATTTTATAATTATACTGTACACTATCACTATCTAATTTTATAGTATTTAATTCATACATATTGCTAAGATTCCAAATGCTATCAGTATATTTTTGTTCTATAACTTTAATATCTCTTTTTTTTCTCCATAAGTCTTGCTCTAATAATACTTTTTGTTTTCTATTATTATTGACTAATTGTACAGCACTATCTGCTGCATTAAATAAACTATCGGTATTAACGTTAAAAGATTCTATCTTTTCCGTAGAATCTTCTGAGTGAAAACAAGAGGAGAACATAAATAACAATATATACCATTTAATTTTCATTAATTCCTTGTAAAGTTTCTATAAATTTATCATTCAACTTTTTATAATCACTTTTTAAAACAATAACTTCTTCTTGTAAAGTTTTAATTTGATTTGTTAAAGTAGTTTTATTATCTATATATAAATAACC